AAAAGGGCTGAGGATTTATATCAGGCTGAGGATGATTTCTTTAAGATTGTGGCTTATGAGAATGAGGTTAACAGGTACTCCAAGGCTCTGTTCGGTGTTGACCCAACCAAGCTGACCGAGCAACAAAGGGTTGAGCTTGATAATAAGGTTGCTGAGATCGTTAAGAACACATACCCCACTTACAGCAGGGTTCCAGAAATTGTCAAGTTACTAAAGGTGAATCCAGTACTTGGTAACTTCGTGTCCTTCCAGGCCGAATCATACAGAACAATGTGGAACATTGTTAACCTGGCCAAGGAGGAGTTGTCATCCGATAACCCATCCGTTAGAGCCATTGGTGCTAAGAGGATGGCTGGAGTTGCATCATACCAGGGTGCAAAGACCGCAATAATTGGGGGTATGTCAAGTGCAGCTGGGATGGGATTGTCTGGGGCGCTTGGCTCCGCCCTATCCTCGGAGGAGGAGCAGCAGAGGGATAAGGATGTTCGTACTTTTTTACCAACATGGGGGGTTGATGCTTCAATCATACCAACCAACATGGATGATGGTGAGTTCAGCTATATAAATGCATCAGCCTCGGATCCATTTGGAGGGATTGATAAGGTTGTGAATGCAGTCGCATCTGGGGAGGATCCAGCTGAATCATTTGCCAAGGGGCTGAACGCATTCATTGAGCCATTTGTTGGGACTGATATCGCAACAAGGAGGATAATGAACGTAATCAACAATCAGGATGATTATGGAAGGCAGATTTACAATCCAGAGGCACCATTCACTGACCAATCATCAGACATACTAGCATACGTGTACAAAGTGTTTGAGCCTGGTACATTAACATCCATTAGGAAGATTTATGGCTCAGAGAGTAAGCTGAACGAGGCCATTGGTCAGGCCACAGGATTCAAGGAATTTGATGTTGATGTTGCGGAGCAGTTTGGATTCAGGGCCAAGGAGTTTGGGGAGAGGATGAGCAATGCCAGAATGATGAGGTATGAGAACTGGCAAGGGACTTCCAACTTTGACCCAGAGAGCGTGGCGGCTGCAAACAAATCCCTTGTGCAGGTGGAGATGGAGCTTAATGAGTTGGTTCAATCAGCAATCCGCCTTGGTGTTGATCCAGAAATTATTAAGTCCAAGCTTGTTGATTTCGCCAAAGTATCTAAGGACAGGGCAGATTTAATCATGGCAGGAGAATTTGAAGCATTATCAGATGAGCGACAATAAGAAAAGAATTAAAGACACTAACCTTGGGGGATGGCTCAAGGATAAAGCTCCAGGCGTTTTAAGCCTCGTAGGGGACTTATTACCAGACCAGGGAGGGTTGGGTATAGTTAAGAACCTTTTAGACAAGGAGAAGGGAGTGGATCCAGCCGAGGCACAAGCAGCCATCGATGCTGAGGTGGAGTTTCAGAATAATGTCACGAGGAGGTGGGAGGCGGATATGTCAAGCGATGTTAAAATCGCGAAGGTTATTCGCCCAGCAACAATGATTGTTTTGATGCTGTTTTTTATGATCGTGATGGTCTGGGATGGCCTATCCACTGAATTTATGCCAAGGGAAAGTTACATATCTTTGTTGGAGATATTGATGCTAACAGTTTTTGGTGCGTACTTCGCTGGTAGAACTGTAGAAAAGACCAGGAAATGACTATAAAAAAGTACAGAGTAGGAGGTACTGGTGACCCAGTAAGGGCGGCTGCGTCTGAATCAACTGGCATTGCAATGCCATCATTTGATCCCGCCATGCTTGATGCAATGGAGGAGAGAAGGGCCTTTGAGGCGATGGCCACTCAGGTTGAGCCTGGGAACATTGGGTCACCATACGGGGTGAATGACCCAGCTGGATTGAAGAACCTAAACCCGCTCTTTGAGATACTATCATTTGGGGGCCCACAGCTTTTTAAAAGCATTGGTCGGGAGGGTATTGCTAAAATAGCGAGGTACGTATCGAAGTCCAGCCCAGAGGAGTTGGCAAGTAAGAGGGTTAAGGATATCATCCTTGAATCCACCGCACCCGCGAGGGCTCTTGCTGACCGAAGGGCAAAGGAGAACCTTCAGTACACAGCGGAGAGAGCCATCAAGCAGGCTGGGGCAGAGGATAGTGGTGCGCTAATTAACTTACAATCAAGTGCCGATGCCATACTTGATGATGCCATCCATAACGAAATATCCAACAGAATCAAATTCCAGAATCAGATTGACGATGTGTTTGGTGAGGCCATGATTGATGATCTCGTAAGGGTGCGAGATGTGGGTGACGTAAGGGATGTGGCGAGAATCCAGAAGGGTGACCCAATGGAGCTTGGTGAGGAGTACGCCAAGTTGTTTGAGGACTTGGGATTGACGAAGGAACAGGCCATGCAAATGCTTGAGGAGAGATTCATGATGGATCCTGATGCTGTTAGCCTACCCATTAGTGCGTATGGAAAGCAAACACAGAGGCTCAATAAGAATGGCGGGGTAGTTCCCATTAAGAAGGCAAAGAAGGGCATGAGGCTGAAGAAGTCCTGCAATTGTTGATCAAAACATAAATAACCAGCATGAAACTTGATGAGAAAACGGAGGTTACGGTGGACCTCAAGACGGTGGGGATTATCATAAGCTTTGTCATTACCGTAGTGGGTATGTGGTTTGCACTTCAGGGCGAGATAGAGGAGGCTAAGCGCCTTCCTGAACCAGTTGTTTCAAGAACTGAGTATGAGCTAAAGGATAAGCTCATCAGAGAAACCATCATGAACACACAGCAAAAGGTGGACGAGAATGGCAAGAAGCTGGATCTAATTGAGGAGCGCTTATACGAACTCAGCCAAACAGCGAAGAAGAAATGAGAGGCATCCTGTTATCTTTTTGCTTGGCTCTTTGCTGTGCATTAAGCGCACAGGAGGTCATGGTGATTCAGATCAATGCATACTGGAACGACTCCAATACGCGCAGAGATTTACGAAGACTCAAGGATTGTCAGTACACTTTGGCCTATTTAGAGGACCAACCCAAGGACATAAGGGAACAGATTTTATCGGTACCCACGGTGCTTATCTACGAGGATAAGCGTTTAGTCAAGGCTTATCAGGCAGGTATCGATTTAATCCTAAAGCCCACGCTAGAAGACATTCAGCAGTATATTTACTCGTTGAAAAACAGCTAGTTAGATGAGATTTTTATTGCTTCTTTTTATCCCATTATCCTTGATGGGACAGGATTCCTGCGTCGTGTTTGGAGATGAACCATTGCTTCAGGCTAAGTGGATCGGTTATAATCCTCCACCCATGCAGTGGGAGGAAATAAATTATGTAATTCACATTCACCACAGCGACAGCTTCCCTAATAGTTACATAACAGAAAGTGTAATTTACGACGCGCATGAGCACTTGAATGAGGAGTTCGAGGAGGCCATGCTGTCATTCGACCTGGTTCAGGTGCAGTATCATGACTTCGATGAGTTCTGGGCATCACCAATTCTCATGGAGATTAACAATGTTTGCGTCCCTTACAGTACTACAGGCTTCACTGTGATGGATGAGTACCTAGAGCCGCTCGTGTGGGATAGGACAGCTTACATGAATATACATGTCTTCCCATGGTTTTGTTCTGGTATACTTGGATTCGCCTGGACTCAGTACACAGAGGCGACAGAGTTGGATGGGGTGTGGGTTAGGCATGACGTGTTTGGGCGCTTTGGTGATCAGCTAAGTATGCCTACACGCATGGAGAATAAGACGCTGATCCATGAGGTTGGGCATTACGTTAGCCTGCACCACGTATTTAGAAATGTAGAATTCTGTGGTGAGAACCTTGGGGATTGCTTGGAGACTGGGGATTTCGTGTGCGACACCCCGCCCACTAAGCTTAACTGGAGCTGTGAGAACCCGATATGCCCTCCTGGTTTGTACAATTACACACCTAATAACCATATGGATTACTACGTGGATTCATGCAGGACAAACTTCACTCCTGGTCAAATAGAGCGTATGCACGCCGCGTTGCCAATCCTGCGTCCTGGGTTAATCGATCATTATGATCCATACTGTGCTGGAGATGTTAACGGAGACCTTGCCGTTGGGTCAATGGATTTACTCCTGATGATGGAGTATTGGGGTGAGCTAGATTGGGAGCAGGGGGATATAAACGGTGATGGATTTTTCACTGTTCTTGATTTTCAGATCGTGCTGATGAACTGGGGAATGCTGTGCCAGGGTGCGGAACTGGACCCATTCTACAGGGAGGAGAGGTTTGATAAATCAATACTCCGTGAAGTACTCCCAAACTCTGTAAGAGACTAAATCCTTGAGGTCATTCAGGTTTAGTTTGGTGATGACGTCATCCCTATCCTTTCTGGTGTACTTCTTCATGTATGCGTCTCGCTTCTGATCCACCACAACGTCACTCACATTTAGCTCACAGTAATTTCTGAGCTCATCCCTGCTTACGATGCTGAACCCACCCTCCTCTGGCATATCAAATGCTATGATGGCGGCTCCTCCATACATCCAACCTGGGTCCCCCTTTACATTCTTAAACTCGCACCATATCTCATCTGGTAGGTTATTACCCTTCACATCAACCCCCCAGGTTTTTCCATTATCATACTCCAGCCAGTAATCAATGTGCATGTGAATGTCATCCTTTCGGTCCCCCTTGACCACCTGGAACCCAAGACTCCTGGCAGCTCTAGCGAAACGAACCTCAGCGACTCTTCCTGTTGAGTTCGAATAGCGCCTTCTGCTCTGACTTATCATCGAGGTTAGCTTCAAAGTATTCATAAGAAGCCTCCTTGATTAAGTCAAGCTCCTGATTAATTGCAATTCGCATCCCAGAAACCATATTCGCTATGTTCCCTGGATCCGTGCGGGGATCCCCAGCGCGATCAAACAGCTCCTCGTAAAAGTCTGTTATTAGCTGGTGAAGCCTAACGGTCGCTATCCTGTAGCTAACCCCTAGGTCCTCCTTTCTTAACTCTGTTCTTACCATAACCTAATTCTTTCAGTTTAACAATCGCCTGCTCCACCTGGTGTTTGTTTTTACAGATGAAGAGAGCTGGGACTGGTTCTCCTGAGTCGATCAAGTGCTTAAGGAACAGCTTCCATCTCATCGGGAAATCATGATGTGATGGGGTGTACCCCTTGGTTTCAATAATCCATCCTCCGTCTGGTCCTACGAAGTCTGGGGTATATTTAATGGGAAGAACCACTCGGTCTGTTCGATCCGAAAGATCCTTCCCTTTGGCAGTCATCTTCAGGTAAACGCCAGGGTATCTGAATTTATCCACGAGCATGTATTCATGAGTCTCGTAGGTAAAACTTAGCCCCGATTCAGCAAGAAGGTCAGCGCAGGTTTTTTCTAATCCGCTTTTGTACTTACCCAAATTACGCTTCTTAGCTGATTTACGCTTAGGAGTCCCCTTTGTCTTTCGCTTCACTAAAGCAAAGTTACAGCATAATTCTTACAAAATCAAGTGTTTAAGTTAAACATGAAGTGGTCCTGCTCACCACCCTGTAAATCAACAGATTGAAACAGTTCATCTTGAGTCTTCCAGACCCTAAATGCTGTTCTCGATGTGTTCATTTCGAAGCGAATTGGGTCCTCAAGTGGTGTTGGCTCACCACCAGTCTCCACATCACGCACCTTACGAACATGGAGCTCTGTGATTTTTCGGTCAGCTGGAATTGGGTGTTGAACCTTTCTGTGAATCGTAATGAAGCAATCCGCTCTGTTAACAAATTTGCCACCACCCTCGGTGTCTTCTGCGTATGGAGCAACTGGCAATCCATCCTCACCCTTACGCCTCTGAGCTTCTGTTACGGCGTGCATGTTGAGCCAAACAGCTACGTTATTTGCTGTAGAGAAAGTGAGGAATTCGGAGGCAGCTTCGTAGTGGTAATCATGAACCCCGATGGAGCTATTTCCCATGTCAATCTTTAAGCTATTGTATGGGTCAACAAATACAGCATCAACATCCTGCTGCTTCATGATCTTCTCAAGGAACACAATGATGTCGGAGTAGCTATACACTTGCTTATTGCTAATGACCGTGAAGTACTTACCAACCCACTCGTATGCACGCTTCCTCTCCATGTGGTTCATGCTGGAAACTGGCTTGTTCATAGCGAACTGAATCAGGGACATCTTTAGTGAGGCTGTTCGGTTCTCCGATGAGTACACAACCCACTTCCACTTGTGACGTATGGTTGCGTTAACCATGAGGTACAGAGCCATGGTGGTCTTACCCACATTGCTGTGTCCATTCACAATGGTGAACTCTTTCTTATACCTGAAGTATTTATCAAGCTCTGGGTCTCCAGTATCCAAACCCACTGGAATTTTTCCATTCGCGTAGTCATCAATCCACCTGAAATCCTCATCATCAGAGGAGATGAATGACATATCCCCATCATTAATCAGTAGCTCCCTCTGCGCCTTTCTCTCATCATCAATAGTCGCCCGTATAGGATCCTGCTTACCCTTCTCAATTGCCTCCTTGATCGTCCTGACAGCATGCTGCTCATCATCGATGTCGCGCTTCATGATTTCTCTGGTCAGGATTCGAATCACCTCATCCTCCTCCATTCTACCAGCAGAGATGTACCCACCGCACAGCCTGGCCGCACGAAGTAACGTGGGGTGTTTCTCCCCGTCAGCGGCCTGACGGATCATTCTAGTGGCTAGATTTAGCTTTAAGTAATCAGTGTAACTATCTGATTTAGAGACAGCTATCTGTGACTCACTCTTCTCTGTTGCGAAGGCACCGAAGGTGCTGGAGTCATCATTGATTACAATATCTGGGTCATACGACTCGAAGCAAGCGCGGGACTCGTTGATTCCAGACTCATCAACCTCAAGGTCATACTGCTTGTGGAAGTATGTGCGTAAGGCACGGAAGTGGTCACGGTGTCGCTCAGGGTTGGTTACCTTAACGAGCGCCTTAAGGCCGTCACCACTAGGAGAAACCCAACAGCTATAGACATACGGATCCGTGGATAGAAGCGCCTTGGACGCCGCAACATCAATGTGGTCGAAGTCCAGAACAATGTATTGGCTGTGACGCTCAAGCGCCTCATCATAACGCCCCTTAAACTCCCCACTGAAGAGTACGACTGGTAGGTTCTTCTTAAAGTCTTTTGCTCCATTCCTTATCGCCTCAATCGTTGTTGCAGACTTCCCCTCCTGGATACGCCTTAGCGCCTCCGATATCTGCATGTAGTGCGCGTCCCTCTCTTCCTTCTTGTAGAGATTCTGAAATATCGTGACTTTCATTATAGTGGTATTCGATTAGTAGATTGAGGTAGTGAATGGCCTTCAGGATATCCTCCCTTCCATTCTTGTGCGCGTGGCGGCAAACATACTTGATTACATTACCCTCGATGAATGGTATTTCATTAACGGATATAAACTCCGTGGGTTGAATCCTCATGTGCTTGTAGTGCTTGCCACCCACCTGTTTATCGCTTTGTTTTTTAGTCATAGCTGGTGGTTCCTATTTGTTTCTTGGAGTCAATGCGTTCGATTACGATGGTGGTATTCTTGGCCTTGGATGTAAATAATTCCCGCCGTAATCTATTCATTGTCTTGTCGTCATGCCTCATTATGTCGAGCGGGTTGTCGTACTTGCTTACAATCCAAACGTCTCTCCTGTGAGGTGTTTTGTTCTTGATGATGCTTACTGTAGCCGTCATCGAATAGATTGGTTTACCCATGATGCAAATTTAGGGGAAAGAAAAGGGGCGGGACTTTCGCCCACACCCCTTCCCCAACATGATGAAAAACACCCCTCTCTATCAGAACGGTATATCGGAAGTGTCTTGAGTCTTAGCCGTGGCGTTACGACGCTCACGTGCCGCATCGCTGTTCGGATCCCACACGCTCAAGCAGGGCTTACCCGACTTGGACATGAACAATCGGAATCGAACATTCCCTCCTTGACCGTTAGCATCACGCGACGTGGTGTACTGGTCAATGGCATCCTTTAGCTCGTTATCCTTGAGGCGGAAGCTCCACCCCATTAACTCGCCATTCTCGTTGTAGCTGGGCTCATCCGCCCAGCCGATAAGTACGCTCTCGTACTTCTTGTTTTGGTCACTCATAATTAGAGGATTATAAAGATTAAAATAAATAAGGCTGTCGTTACGATACCTTCGATGATTTCACTTGTTTCTTTGTCATACTTCATATTCGAGGTAATCTTTTGTTGGTTCATAATCCTGCTCAAGGAAGTTAGTTATCCTTCGAACAGCGTCTTCAAACTTCATCTCCCCAGTGAAGAGTGTTTGCTCTGAGCACTTAACCAGAGCGGGAAGATACGGATAAGTTTTCTCCTGTACAACCCAATAGAAGTTTTTTATGTTAAAAACCTTCGTGTAGATGTACGCTTGTATGTCATATGAGAAGTCTCGAACGGCATACCTGAACTTATCCACGCTCCTGGCGGACTTGCTGTCGCTGATGAATCCATCACCGAGGCAGTCGAGAAACCCCTTAACCTGAACCCCATTGAGCATATCATTGAACTCAACCTGGAAGTCCCCGCTAAGGTGCGACTCAATCAATCCGCAGGTAGCCAAACGGTCGATCATGTCGTTAGCCATTTGCCAATCATCGGATGACACGATCGTCTTACCCTCCTCAATAGCCTCTGTCTTCATGGCAGCAAGAACAGCCTTGTACTCAGAGGTCATTGATGGCTTCTTTGAGCTACGCGCCTTATCTGATAGCTGCGCCATAATGGATGATTCAGAGGTAACCATGTACTTCTCGAATGCTTTCTCACGCTCAAACAGTAACATATCGTAGAGTGTGCCGAAGTGTAATGCATCAGACTCATACTTCAGCTCCCCCTTCATGTAACGATCGAACTGCGCCATATCGCCCAAGGCCTGCTTGAGTGATGAGTAAGACAAATGCGCCTTACCGTAACGCTCCTGTAGTTTTTCGGGTATGTTCATTTTTTCTTGAATTTGTACATGGGCTCTCTACCCCTTTTTATTAATGCGAGGTCGAAGTACCTGAGTGCATCATCCTCTGTATCGAATAGTCCAGAAACCTCCATCCTGTCGATTGACTTGCGAAGCATAAATAACTCAATGTCATTGTGCTTAATCTTGGTCAAGCCACGAATGCCAGTACCCTCCTTCTTGATAACACTCCATGGTATGTTTATGTCATTATTATTTCTGTTATCCCTGTAGTCCCTTCTCTGCAATCCATGCCGATGGAACGTCCATCCCTCTGAATTAAACTTTGCTTTATCCTTCATTAATCATATCTTTTAAATCAAACAGGTGAATACCATTCTCATCAACATAGTCGTATGTTTCTATTTCGCTCCACGCGACAGGATCACCTGGTGTCATCCAGAAGCCTACCCCCTTGGAGTTGATAAAGTACTCGCCTATGTCTACCTCCCCGAAAAAGGTCTCATGCTTTATGAAGAACAGTCCTGAGCAAGGGGGTACAACCCCCTCTACCCAGTCCTTACTCATCTTTGATACCAAACATTGCCTGCGAAACCTGTTAAAACTCCTAGGATCGGTGCGTCTGTGATCAAGTATCTTACCCATGAGCCTTATCGAACAAACTTCTTCAGACCCTCAACCTGCTTCTCACTGAGTGAGGGCCCATGCTTAGCCATGATGCTGTCGAATGCCTTCTTCTTGTCCGTTTGAGACTTGATGTAAGCAACAGCCTTATCCATGATGTTCACTGGTGGCTCTGTATCGAACTTCTTCTGAATCTTCTTCACTTTTTCCTGACTATCTGGACTGAGCTTATCCGTGGCCGACTCTTCCTGCTTGGCGATTGCA